TTATGCCACGTCGATCCACTCTGCGCCTCGACTGTCGCGGTACAGATCCGTCATTGAGGCCGAACGGTGACCGAGCAGTTTCTGGGCATCGCGGCCTTCGACTTCGTGCAGCCTTGCCGCGAGCGACCGCTGTTCGTGAAAGGACGGTGGCTGCCGCCCGAAAGTTATCCCCAGCTTCGCGCCGGCTTTGTCCCGAGCTTCGGCAAAAGCAGAGCTCAGCGTGTCGAGTACCACGGGCTGGCCAGCTTTGGCCCGGCCCGGAGCTTGCGCATGATGCACCAGGTGTTGTGACAGAACGCTATCGCGGCATTGCTTGACCACCTGGGACAGTTCCAGCCCGACCGACTCCAGTCGGATACCAGTGCTGATTCGCAACCGTGCGCCGGTTTTTGACTGCACGACGTGTAGGAAGCCGTCGTGCACATCCTTGAACAGCATCGAGGCGATATCGTCACGGCGCTGCCCAGTGAGCACCGCCAGCTCCATCGCCCGGCGAAGCCACGGCTTCGTGGCTTCCTCATAGATTGCTTTCCACAGCTCCAGCGTCAGCCGTTCGCGCTTGATGTTCACCCGTGCTGCCTTTGTCACCTCGACCGGGTTGGCACCGACCCAACCCCGCGCCTGAGCCTCCGCGAACACGTCTCGCAATAGCGAGCGCATCGCCCTGGCCATCTGCGCCTTTCCCTCTTTGGCCATGCCTGTCAGGTAATCGGCCACATCCATCGTTGTGATGTCCTTTATCCCCTTCGTCCCAAAGATGTCGTTCAGGCGGTTTATCCGCATTCCCACGTTTTTGTTGCTGCTGGCGGACAGCTTGCGCTCGGCGAACAACTCGCGGTATTCGACGAGCCATTCGGAGAATAGCTTGCCCGGCCCTGGCGCCGGCGCCGGCTCGCTGATCCTGTCGGTGAGCGTTGGCTTGATGGCGTCGGCATGGTTGGCGGTGACGGCCTCGCGAATGGCCGCCTCCTTGTCTTTGCCCAGGCCGAATACGCGACCACTAATCGGGTCGCGGTAGGTGTAATAAGTGACGCCGTTGCGGGCGTCGGTCTTGCGGTAGAGATTGGGCGGAAGATCCTTTGACCCGGTATTACGCGGCCTGGGCGCCATTGCGTGCTCTCTCTATTCTGCTGATCAGGCTGCCACCGACGATCCGGACGGGCTGCTGGTCAGGTTCTTGGTAGTGGGCGTCGGACTCTACATAGTAGTTGCGACCGTGCTTGACCGGTACCGGAGCAATCCGGCCTTCTCGCGCCCATTTGCGCAAGGTGTTGGGACTTGGCGGCGTCTTGAACTCGGCCGCCGCCCATTCATCCAGGGTAACTTTTGCCATGATGATGCTCCATGCCGCGCGTGGCGGCAGAAGGTGGTTATTCGGTAGGGTCTGCAATGCAGTGCGAGATGGAAACTGTTCGGCGCTCGGCGCTTCCGAGGTAGATGCCGCTCATAACGTTGTCGTGCTGAGCTGACACGTCATCGGTGGCGCGCTCGTCATCGCCAAGCTCTGACAGGGCAAGCTGTCGAACCCGAAAGATATCGACGCCTTCCGGGACTTCAAAAACGGTTGTGATCGCGCTGGTGATCATGATCAGAGGCATGACGAATCCTCGCCCTCCGTTCACCGGCAGGCTGGTAGGTGGAAGAGGGGTTACTTGCGGCGTTGAAAGTCAGTGCAGCGGACGATCACGGTCTCGCCTTCGCAAGAAAGCGGCGGCATTGCGCTGAAGGGGAGGTGGCTGCAATTGCGGTGGGCGTGGGCGCAGGTGGCGCACATGCCGCCTTTCGGTTGGTAGGTCATCACCGTGGCCCCGAGTAGATGAGCCAGGCCATGTAGGCGAGGGCAGAGAATGGGATGATCATGGCGCCACCTTCGCTTTCTCTGGAAACGATGCCTCGGCCTCGGTGCGGAATTTAATGTCCTCTCCGTCTCCGTGACGCCCCTCCGACCAAGTGATGCGCTTGCCGCAGTAACATCCGGTGCGCTGTGACAGGTCGAAGTTCTGCCGGAACTCCATCGAAATTCCCGTCATGCCATGCTGGCGCGCCAACGCGACAACGGCTTGCGCGAACTCAACATCGTGATCAGTAATTGCGCTCATGCGGTCACCCATAGGGTAAGTGGAAGCCAGAAGAAGAGGGCGCAGCCGGCGAGGCATTTCAGGATCATCAGCACTCGCTCCAGTTCATGGCCTGGATGTATTCGCACGGAACCACCAGCACGTCCGGGGGTACGGTGTTTTCGATCCTGGCATCGCCGAAATAGCCTATGGCAGCCTTGGCGCGCTCAAGCGCCAGCTGGGCATGGCGCATTTGCCAGGACTTGCGCTGCTTGTACGAGCGCAGCGCCAGGGATTTATCCGTGTACGCGAATCGCCGGCCATGCTCGCCACCATCCTTCAGCACCCGCTTGCGGTACTGCTTCAGCAGGGACTCGCGCTGCGAACCACCGAAGAGGTTGTTGTGGAATTCATCGACGATGTACCAGCACTGCTCGGTTTCACCGATGACCACATATTTTTTGCAGGTAACTTCAAGGCCTTGTGGGTCCATGTCGTCGACATAGCGGTAATGGTCCGGGCCGAGGTTTTTCTTTTCCATGGTCGAGCTCGTCCTTGCCGCTATAGCGGCTGACTTTGAAGGGGGGGGTTACAGGTTTTGCGAGAGGAGTACGGATGTACTCCTTTCAGGATTGGGGCACTTCGGTGTGGCGGCGGAAGCCCATCGAGTAGATCAATTCGGCGCGCGCTTGCCCGATGCCATCGATACGCTTGAGCCAGGCTATCGACTCTTCGCGGGATGCCAGCGCTATCGGCGCGGGCTGCTCGACGCCGAGCGCCAGATACGCAACCCACAGACCCTGCACATACTCATCGGCGTAACCGGTGCGATCATCGCCACGGGCCAGGGATCGGCCATCCAGAAAGCCGAACACGGGGTGATTGGTCGCCATTACCCACTTTTCAAAATATTCGCGCTTGCCTTCTGGGTTTCCGCGCGGCCGTAAGCCAGGCGTTCCGAATTGCTCGCAGATCGCCTCCCAGATATCGAACGCACCGCCACCACAGACCCTGGCCTTCTCGGCGATCAGCTCGCCCAACTCATCGCTCAGCTCTCGCGGGAAGCTAATCGTTTGGTTGGTTGTCATACAGCCTCCCTCGTTACCAGATCATGGGCATTCACAGCCGGCTTCGGCGTGAACGTCAGCGTGCCGTCGAGGATCGCTTCCTTGATGGCGTTGAACTCCCACGCGTAGTACTGCGATTCGACGTAGACCCGCATCCCATCGCGGTAGTCGTGCTTCTTGCGCTTGATGAATGCTTCGGCGGCAGCGTGGGTGAAGTGGGCGTTGATGTATTCCCAGCGATCATCCCAGCCGGTCACGGAGTGTTCCGCCAGCTCACCGAGCACATACCACTGATCGTCTTCGCTGGCTTTCATGAACTGGCATTCAGACCAGGCCTGCATCTTTTTATTGAGCTGGCTTTTCTGGTAGCTGGACAGGCCATCCCAGTATTCCTTTACCGAGTACGCCACTGACTCGCCGCTGTCCCAATACACCAGGCGCTTGTCGGTGTAGTCCATGTCCAGTCCGGCGACGATGCGGCGGGCTTCGACAATGAAGATGGCATCTGCGGTGCAATGATCGTGGACCCGCTTCCCCTTGCAGTCATGGCGCAGGCGCTGGACGAAGTCAGACCAAGTCGCAGCGTCGAGATGGTGACCGGTTGCTAAGCTCGGCACCGGCTCAGCGATTTTGTTTTCTGTGGGCATGGGGCGTCCTATCCGGGTCATGCCCGGGCGGTGGAGTGGTTGAGTTGGAAAAAGCCCAAGAGGAACAGCGGGGCGGGCTCTGGCTAATTGGGCACGTATAGACTACGAAGCCAATCCTGGCTCCGGGTCTGCCGAGGAAGCCCGAATGAAATATCTGATAAAGCTGCTTGACCTGATTGCCGCCGGTGTTCGATTGGTTGAAGCAATCATCAGTACGGGCTGGGTGTGATCTGGCGAACGATCCGCTGGCCGATCCAGCGAACGACGGTGACAGCCTTGCTGTTGCCGATCGCCTTGTAGCGGGGGCCGTCCGGGCATTCGCTGGCTGGCTTGCCGCGCCAGGGGATCATGGTGTAGTCGTCGGCCATGCCCTGTAGGCGCTCGCACTCGACGGGAGTGAGGCGGCGCACTGCTGAGCCGCCTACCAACATGGAAATCTCCGTCGCTGGATTGCTGTTGTTACGCATGTTTCCGGAGCGAAGGGTTGGCGAAATATCAGCGACTAAAGGCGCGGCGCGCGACCTGTCGGCGCTAGTGGTGAGTGGCCTGGATACATCTGAGACGGAGAATGTTCCCTCCTTGTAATCGTCGGCCACGAAGCTCTGCATAAAGAAGGTCTCGCTTTCGATGTCGAGTCGGCTGTCTTTGGCGGTGAGCGTCGCTGATCTCTCGATCGATCCGCCCAGGCTATGCCCGCCGAATGCCGGGATGCCGCCGAACATATCAACCGCGGGTCCTTCATCACCTTCGCAGTTCGGGCAGCCGTATTGGCCTAGCGATTCAGCGAAGACGGATCCACATCCGCACTGGAGCGCAGGGCCGAAAGGAGCTGTTCCGGTAACGTCCTGCCCCTGGCCTCGGCGCGGCGCAGAATCCCTGCGCATGCCTTCTCGCTCAAAAAGTACCTCGGTGGGATCGAATCCGTCTCGAGCACTTGCGACAACGAACACACGGCGGCGTCGTTGGGCCAGGCCGAAATATTGGGCGTCCAAGATCCGCCATGCGATTGTTCTTTTGGGTCCATACACACAACCAGCGTCCTGCCATTTTTTCCCTGGAGGCTGCAGCTCGCAGTCTTCCCCAGCAAGCGCGCCAAGAAAGCATCCGAAGGCGTTGCCTTTGTCGCTGAGGACGCCGGGGACGTTTTCCCAGACGATGACGCAGGGCGGCTTTCGCTGGCCTGCTCGAACATAGTCAACTGCATCTGCGAGCTCCACGTATTTGATGGTGAGGGCGCCGCGCGGGTCGAGTAGACCTTGGCGCATGCCGGCGACGCTGAACGCTTGGCAAGGTGTTCCGCCGACAAGAACATCCGGTGCTGGAATCTTCCCGGCCAGGACCAGGGCCCCGAGCTTTGTCATGTCGCCGAGGTTTGGCGTTTTCGGGTAGTGGTGGGCCAGCACCGCGCTAGGGAACGCTTCGATCTCGGCGAACCAGGTAGCGCGCATCCCGAGAGGCTTCCAGGCTAGTGTTGCCGCCTCGATGCCGGAGCAGACCGAGCCGTAAGTGATTTCCATGGGGGGATCCTCGCCGGCTGGCGTGATTCAGAGAATTTGATGTCTTGCAGATGAAGGTGAATCAGGCCGGTTTCCCGGCCTGTATTGCTTACTTCGGATCGAACGATCCCAAGGACAGCGTGGCGGCATCGCCGATATTGCGCTGGAGCACCGCCTTGAACTCCTGCCCGATATCCTCGCGTTGGACTTCTTCCCCAACCCAACGCAGTTTCAGCACCGGTTGTGCGCCACTGGTGATGACCGAAAGTCGCAGCGTGATTTGCTGTTCGGTCAGGCCTTCGAACGGGATCGTGCGGAACTGCAGAGCGACCGGAAGGGTTTCTTTGCTGCGGGCCTCGATCTGGTCCATGGCGCTGCGGCTTGCGCTGGTCTCGCCCACCGTAGTTTCCGATTCGCTGGTGGCCTTTATGGTGATCGTTCGAACGGCGGCGATGGCCTTGGCCACAGGAATGGCAGCGCCTGCATCGTCAATCGGGGTCAGGTACTGGTGCCAGTCTTCGATCCAGTCGCTCAAGTCCTTCTGGCTGATGCCGCGTCCACCGATGTTCTGTGCGGCGGTGTATCCCGCGGTTGCCTTCAGCTTGAGAATGGCGCGGTCATCCGCATGGCCCGGCTCGGCGACAGTGCCCAAGTTGAACAGCAATATGCAGCTCATTTCATCCTGATTGATGAAGCCTTGGGCTCCAGGTGCTGCACGACCGGCCACGTAAGCGCTGAAGTCCGCCAGCGAATGAGTGGCGTAGGAACCGCGAAAGCGGCTGCGGCCCAGTTGGAACTGCTCAAGATTCACGATCTTCGCGCCGTCCGGCAGCACCACGGTAGGAATCAACGTAGACAGAGTCTTACCGGCAGCTTCGAGCGCGGTATCGGTGATGAGTTGAATTGCTTCTTTCGTGAGGGACATAGTTCAGGTCTCTATGGGAAGGGTTGCGGAAGATCAGGTGCGGCGCGGGATTGGTGCCTCATCTCGGGTGAACATTTGGTCGTGCTTCTCGGCGAACAGCGAGATTTTGCCGCCGCTGCCGACGTGCATGGGCGTGTCCAGGCTGGTGTTCTCGCTGCGGGTACCGCGCTTGGTCGGTACCTTGTAGTCGAGCTTGTGCTTGATTTTCACCTGGCTGGATTCGCCGATCTGGCTGAAGTCCAAGGTGATCACCAGCTTGCCGACCTTGCCGTGATCCACTACGCCAGCGGCGACTTCGGAAAGGGCGTGGCCGATTTGGCTGGCGAAAGCGCCGCCGTTGAGCTCTTCGAGGAACTCGGCGGTATCTGTAGGGGTGGACATGGCTTTTTCTCCGGGATGGCCAAGAGGCCGCTGGGTGGAAGGTCAAAATGCGATTGGTGTCGGCGCTGGCGCACCTGGTTGCTGAGTCGCTTCACTGCGGCGCCTGGAACTTGATGCTGTTCTCTGCGGCAATCACCCTGGCGCGTTTCGTTTCGATGCCCATCTGCTTCGCCGCTTCGATGACGGTGATGCCGGACTCGGCGAGTTCTTTGAGCCGTGGCGCCAGTTTGTCGCGCTCGGTGCGCAGCTTGCTGCTGTGGGCGCAGCCGAAACCGGCCACCTTCTCGCCACTGACGCCGGAGGGGATTTCCTGCACCGCGTGACCGGCGCCGAAGTACTGATCCAGTTGCTGGTTCAGGTTGGCGATGATCGAGTCTCGCGGGTTGACGATTGGCACGCCGATCATTTGCGCTCACCCGAAAGCGAGAGCTTGATGCCATCGGCGCGCGCTTCGAGTACCTGCGCGAAGTTGATCGCTTCTTTCCACGTCCAGCGGAAGCCCTTGGTAAGACCGCTGGAGCGCTCGACGATGTGATACGCGTTGCCCTTCGTGACGACCTGGTAGCGAATCTGTTGCACGGGTTGCTCCCTGCCGATCAATTGATAGAAGGCGGCGGTGGCGATGCTTGCGCGGGCACGCAGGGCGGCAACCCCGTCGACTCGCTGTTGAAGTAGTTGGTGCATGGCGATTCCTCGATGGGGTTGCGTTTATTCGTCAGCACTCTGTGAAGGGAGAGTGCTCACGGGTAAGCGCGGCTCAAAAGAAAGGCCCGTGGACGTTCGGGCCTTTCACAGATGCAGCGATCATTCGAATTGGTCTATTTCATAGCGGTCATCCTCCATTGCGCGCCGTTGGCATCTTGGCGGGCGCTCGCCGCTCTCTGGTGTTGCCTGCAGGTGTCCAGCGTCTGCTGGGTTGGCTTCCGCATTCGATTTACGCGGTCTGTTCGTGAGCCTCGGCGCGCTTGACCATCCGCACCTCCGCAAGACGCCTTTCTGGCGCGCGGCGATCCCTGCGCATTTGCTCATCGTCGATCATTGAATGCATTGCGATGAAGCCTGCGAGGATGAAGCACAGCGGCGAGATGATCTGACGTCGCATCGCCTCGGCCACCAGCGCGGCCCGGCGGGTGACTCCAAGTTTGAACATCGCGTTGGTGAGTCGCTTTGCGACAGTGGCTGGGGAAATGCCTACCTCTCGCGCAATTTCTTTCGCTGTAAGGCCAATTGCTACGAACAGAAGAAACTGCAGCTCTCTCGGTGCAAGACCTCGCCCGAGGTGACCCTTCCATGCGCCATTCGTGATTGCTGCTTCCATCACAAGTACTCCCGGTTGTTTTCCCAATGCACCCGGCCAACCAGGTGCATCAGTGAAAATGTCCGTCCTATTACCGCCGGAAGGGGCGGGGCGCATTGCATGCCGGGTCATTCGTGCCTACTGGGCATACACGGTTCTGGCGTTTCACCATCGATCAGCCGTACAGGGTGCTCCTGTCGTTGGCAGGCTTTCGGGCCTGTCTGCTCGCCGGTCGCCGGTAGAGGCAATGCGGTCTGTTGTTTGTTGCGCGGACTGTTAAAGAGCGGTTGGTCCTCGGAAGGCCCGTGCCAACTCTGCTTGTGTTTAAATATGCAAGTCGGCTTGCATTAATAAAAGCATGCTGGTGCTTTGAATGCAAGCACGCTTGTATTTATTTTTTGTACTGTATGGATGTCCAGTATCGAAAGGAGGCAATATGAGCAAGCCGCAGAAGAAAAAAAATGAAGTTGCTAAGCCGGTGATGACTGGCCTCGATCGCTTAGGGTTAAGAGTTTCTTCGATGATCAATCACCCGACTGCGCAGTTGCAGTGCTGGGTGACTGTCCATCGCCTAGACGACGACGGCGATCGGGAATGGGAGGAAGTTATGGGGCTTCTATCCGAGACAGATGATCTTGAAATGACTTTCAACGACGAAGATGAGTCCGTGACATTGAAGTGGAAGAGGGCGGCTGAAGACGATCCGCGAGTTGAAGCCGGAGATTTCGAGGTGGCGGAGGAAGCGGCGCCTTTTTAAAGGCCAAGAAAAGCCCGCAACGAGGCGGGCTTTTTCATGTGCGTTAGCGGTGCACCATTGCTTACGCTTTTTTTGCATTCCAAATCAGCAGGACTTTCGCGTGGATCCTCACGTCTTCGATCAACGCCTGCTGGTTTTCATAGTGCTTGTTGTCCGAGATCAAAAGGTAATGCTCGGCGTCGATCATCTGCAGGCGTTTGATGTAGAGCAGATCGTGCCAGGTGATGACGTAGATACCTTCACCGATGAATTCGGACACGCCACGATCAACAACGACAGGGTCCTTGTCGTTTATCGTGCCTTCCATGCTCTGCCCCCAGCCCGTGATCAGCGCGAGTGCAGCCGCCGAAGTGTAGGTCACCCCTTTTTCACGAAGCACATCCTCACGAACTACCAGATTCCTGATTGCCTCATTGTAATCGGCCGGGACCTGTCCGTGGCCCATCGCTGCGCGGATGTCGTATTGCGGTATCAGTATTTCTTCGGCGGTCGCTTTGATGCCAGAGAAGTCGGCCGCAATCACGTTGCCGGACTTCACTTCTAAAGCCGTCTCTTGAACTGCATCCGCAATTTTTTGCCGGGCATCATCAGGAAGATTTTTCCCATGCTTAGCCAGCATCTGGCGAACGATATCGGCAGAAGACTTTGCCTCCACGGCTGCCTTAAGTGGCGTGCCTTCCTTGCGTGGCGGCGGCTCGCCCTTGCCTGACAGAAGCCAATCAACGGTCGTGTCGTAACCCTCGGCGATCGCGATCAGGTTTTCGTTCTTTATGTTCTCGGTATCCCCGGCAAACCACTGGCGAACAGCTTCATAGCTGACTCCGCAGGTATTCGCCAAGTCACGCTTGAACCCGCGAACGCCAATTTCGGGCTTCCTCGCAAGCACAAGTTTAGTAATTCGATCAGTTGTCTTCATGTGAGCAATCTACAAGTTAGCTTGGCAAGCATGCTTGCTTAGTAAACACAAGCATGCTTGAATTGCCGCATACCCCAAGGAGTCAGCCATGAACCGTGCCGACGCAATTAAACATTTCAAAGGGATCACCCCTCTGGCCAAAGCGCTCGGCATCACATACGAGGCTGTCCGTCAGTGGGGTGACGAGATACCGCAGTTGCGCCAATACCAGCTTGAGCTGTTAACGAATGGCCAGTTAAAGGCAGACACAAAGCAATCCGCGGCATAAGTCATCCCAATAGTCGATTCCCCGTTGAAGACAGTATCGCGGGGATATGGAAGTAGCGGCAGAACCACGGTTTAGCTGTGAATTCATCCAGTACAAAGGAAGGGCATAGAAATGGCGAACAAGAATGTTAAGTCAGGATTTCCAGTAGATGGCAGGGCAGACGAGAAGCTCGACTACCTCGCCAGCTTGATTACTAACGTGAAACTTTCTCAATCCCCGCTAGCAGGCTCTCAATCCCCGCATGGTGAATGCTCTTGCCGCCAACCCATTTCGGCTCGGCCGGAAGGCTCTCCAGTAGGCGCTGAGCATCTTGCTTCAGCTCTTCCACATTCAGATGTGGATTCGACGCAATCGCCTTCCCAACAAGCATAAGAGCTGCAGTAACACCTGCTTCAAATGGCGTGAACACTGTTTGATCTGTCATGTCCGGCCTCCTAGGCCTTTTCGAGTGGAATCAAAAAGCTACCACAGATGCGCCGGACACCTATAACGCCTGAATCGCAGGCATAAAAAAGCCGCCTGGCAGGGCGGCTTCTTCAACAACTTGTAAAACAAAGTGGGGCCATTATGAACACGAACACCGCTCCAGGCAATACCCGCCATGTCGCGACATCTTTTGCGAACTCTCCAAACGTGTCGCGACACCAAACCGCCGCAATGCACGCCGCTCTGATGGTGCGTTCTCAGTACTCGCGCGCGGCCAAGTCTCAATTCAGTCGTGAATGCCTTGATCACTTGAAGGCATCACTGGCTGCTGTCCAGGATGTTTCTGCATGAGCACCATTATTATGAGTTTGTGCTGGCCACTGCAGGGCATGAGCGGCCCGCAGAAGGCTGTGCTCATATCGCTGGCTGACAACGCGAACGATGAAGGCGTTTGCTGGCCTTCCGTTGCTCGCATCGCGGAAAGAACCTGCCTTGCTGAGAGAACAGTTCAGACGGCAATCAAGTGGCTTGGCCAGGTCGGATTGCTGTCCGTTCGTGAGCGTATGGGTCGCTCGACAATGTACACCCTTACCCCGGCAGCATATGCACCCCCGCAAACGTCGCACCCCGCAGCAGCCGCACCACCACCCCCGCAGCTCACGACAGAAACCCCCGCAGCAGCCGCACCCAGAACCGTAATAGAACCATCAAGTGAACCGTCACCTCTTGTTGGCGATGAGCAGCCGCCGAAAGTTTCGAAGCCGAAATGCCCAACTCAGGCAATCGTCGATTTGTTCAACAAGACGATTCCAGAGTTTCCTCGAGTCGTGATGTTGACCAAGGATCGGATCGCCAAGATCGGCGCTCGCTGGAGTGAAAGCGATGTGCATCAGGATCTCCAGTTCTGGGCTGAGTACTTCGCTCTTGTGCGTTCGAGCAAGTTCCTGATGGGGGAGGTGTCCGCTTCCGGGGGTAATCCTTTCCGCTGCAACTTCGACTGGCTGATTGCACCGAGTAACTTCGTCAAGGTCGTGGAGGGAAACTACCATGCGTGATCCCTATAGCGTTGAGGCCGAACACGGCGTTCTTGGGGCAATGTTCCTTCGTCCTGAACTGATCGACATTCTCAGCGCCGACCTGACCGTCGATGACTTTTACTACGACGACAACGCCGCGCTTTACCGTGGAATTCTTGCCCTTCATAGCGAAAACAAACCCGCTGACGCCGTCACGGTTGGTCTGTTTCTCGGCGAACTGCCCAGTGGCGACAATGCGGTGGCCTATGCGGCCGAGGTAACCAAGAACACTCCTGGTGCAGCCAACGCAGCCTCCTACGCCGCAACTGTTCGCGAGCGCAGTCTTGACCGGGCCATGATCGAGTTGAGCGTCCGGATCAACGAAATCGCTCATAGCAGCCAGCCTACTGCCGACAAGGTCGCAGCGGTGCAGGCCGAAGCCCAAGCAATCGACGGTCAATCGGCAACCTCTGAGGTGCTGAAGGCGGCGGATATTCTCGATGATTACATTGAGGTGTTGCAGGCCCGAGCGGATCGCGGGGAGGGTATCGACGGCCTGCCCACTGGAATTCCGGATCTGGACGAAAAGCTGCAGGGGCTCAAGCCGGAGCAGCTGATCGTCATTGCTGGTCGTCCGGCGATGGGCAAAACAACTTTGGCCATGAACATCGCTTCTAACGCCGCTATCCGCGAAGCGGCAAGCGTGATGGTGTTCAGCCTTGAGATGCACAACACCGGACTGATGGATCGCTTCATGGCGTCCGAAGGCCGTGTTCCGCTGCAACTGATCAAGAACGGAAAAGCACCCCACAGCCACGGCGCCGAGTTGATGAGCGCTGCTGCAAAACTCAAGCATTCGAAGCTGTACATCTCGGACCGGCCAACGATGACTATTAACCGGATCAGATCGGCTGCCCGCCGCCACAAGCGCCGCCACGGCCTGGATCTGATCGTTATCGACTATCTGCAGCTCATGGAATCTGACTCGCGCACCTTCAGCCGTGAGCAGGAGGTCAGCCACATGACCCGCAGTGCCAAGAACATGGCTCGGGAGCTGGGTGTGCCGGTGATCCTGCTCAGCCAACTTTCGCGCAAGTGTGAGGAGCGTCCGAACAAGCGGCCGCTGAACTCGGACCTTCGCGAGTCCGGCGCCATCGAGCAAGACGCCGACATCATTCTGTTCGTGTACCGAGACGAGGTTTACCACGAACACAGCGAAGCCAAGGGTATCGCCGAAATAATCATCGGCAAAGGCCGGGACATCGAAACCGGCACCGTGCGAACGGCATTCCTCGGCCAATACAGTCGATTCGAGCAGTTGGCAGCGGGCTGGGTAGAGCCGCCAAAGGCCGCGAAAGTCACCAGCATGGCCGATCGCTATGCGAGCAAGGAGAGGTTCTGATGAGCGCACTCGAAAAGCAGGTATCGGGCGGCCATTACAAGTCGCTGAAGATTCAGCCGATTGAATACATCCACGCCAACGGCATCCCGTTCGCTGAGGGTAGTGTCATCAAGTATGTGACGCGGTGGCGAGACAAGGGCGGTATCGCCGATTTGGAGAAGGCAAAGCACTTCCTCGAGCTGTTGATCGAGCTTGAGCAGGCGAGCGCGCCGGAATGAAGGTGACGTCAAAGAAACTCCGCGCCTCGGCGAACGGCCAAGACTGCACGGTCCGCCTGCCTGGCGTCTGCAACTTCAACCCAGCCACCACCGTGCTCGCGCATCTACCTTGCGGCCAGAAGGGCATGGGCATGAAGGGCTTCGACACTGTCGCGGTTTATGCCTGCTGCGCATGCCATGACGTCATCGACGGTCGCGGCGCCGGCGACGTGGATTGGCAGGACATGCCGCGCGCGATCGCCGAAACACATGAGGCCTTGATCCGGGCCGGAATTCTGACCGTAAAGGGGGCAACATGATCGAGCCAAAGTCTTTTCTTCTAGTTTTGGTCCTGGCCTGTTGGGCGATCCGGGAGCTGTGCGGCCTGATTGATCGCCGGTACCGGAAAGCGCGTGGTGAACACCGATGAATCCCGCAGCCATGCGACTGTTCAAGACGAAGCCGGTTCGCGCCAAGTCCATCGACCGCGAAGGCCTTGAGCAGGCAGCGCTGATTGCCGAACTCCGCGCGCGGATGCCGGCCGTCGCCGACCTGATCTATCACGTCCCAAACGGCGGGCACCGGCACAAGGCAGTAGCCGCGAAACTGAAGCAGCAGGGCGTGGTGGCCGGCATCCCTGACTTGGTGCTGACGATGGCGCGCGGCGGGTACTTCGGCTTGTACATCGAGTTCAAGGCCACGCCGCCGAACGATGCTGCCATCTCGGCCAGCCAACACGAGCGCATTCGCAAACTCAACGAGCAGGGTTATCTCGCCGTGGTTTGCCGTGGCCACTTCGATGCGATGGAGCAGATTCGCGCTTATCTCCGGCTCGCTCCTACAGTGGTGGCTGCATGACTTTGGCCGTTGCCTTCTCCGACGCTGAGATTCGTCGCCGTGCCGATGATCCGTCAGCCGTGCTGATGCGCGACCCTCGCCACCCCGGCCTGTACTTCCGTTTCACCGAGGCGCGGCCACGCGGGACGTGGAGTTTGGTGGTGCGCAAGAAGTGGAACCGGATCGGGGCCTATCCCGATCTGTCGGCAAAGGCTGTGCTGGCCGCACTGCCTGATCTGCGCATGCAACTGGCTGCGGATCCGCAAGCCGGGGCGACCGTATCGGCATGGTCGACACTGGGCGAGCTGCTGAAGTGGTACGCCGACCGCATGAGCCGCGACCGCAACCTCTCCGACAAGCGCAAGGCCACGGGCAAGTCCGCGATCGCCTGCCACCTTATCCCGCGCGTGGGTGATTTGCCGCTGGCGGATGTGCGTCATGGCACCCTGGACACTCAGTTGATGTGGCCGCTTCAGGAGACGCTATCACTTGAGTTCGTCCGGCTGATCTTCGGCCTGCTTGTGGTCGCGTGCCGCCAGGCGCATACGCTGTGCCTGATCCCTTCCAACCCGATGACGGGCATCAAGTTCAGTGACTTCTCCAAGACCAAGATCAAGGCCAAACCGGCACGCCTTCGCGGTGTGCAGATCGAGGCGTTGCTCAGCCAGCTGCAGGATCTGTGGGGGAGGGAGCCACAACCGGCCATGCTCGCCTTGATGATGCTCTGCCACGGCACGCGCATCGGTGAAACCCGCAAAGCACAGTGGTCGCACATCAGCCTTGCCGAGCGCACCTGGTATCTGCCGGTGGGCAATACCAAGACCCGCGTCGAGCACTCGCTCCCACTGACCGATCAGGTCTGCACCCTTCTAATCCGGTACCGCGAGACGCAGCAGGCGAACCATTACGACGGTGATTGCCTGTTTCGCTCCCACAGCGGAAAACCGCTGAGCGAAGGCCAGGCCAGCGCCGTGTTCACCGGGCTAGGGAAGGGAGAGTGGAGCAGTCACGACCTGCGCAAGTTGGCCCGCACTGGCTGGGCAGACCTCGGCATCGACTTCCTGATCGGCGAGATGCTGATCAACCACGCCATGGGCCACAACGTGCAGGCCTACATCCACACCACCGTTGAGGAGCGCAAGCGCGCCGCCCTCGAACTGTGGCACGCCCATTTAGACCAGAAGGGTTTTGCCCTGATTCACGGGTTGGAGGGCGGTAGAAACGAAAATTCGGTAAATGCTCTACAAGCCACGGAACATAAGGCTTGCGACCCTATTCAAGAATCAACCATAGGCGAGGTTTAAAAATGATGAAAAAGCAGCATGGCCCCGCCTTCAAGGTCGATCAAGTCGACTTGGCTCAGTGCCTGGCATGCAAGGGCAGGGCGGTTGTGAAAGGCGTTTTTCATGATCTGGCCTGCATCCAGTGCAACGCCTCCGGCTGGGTTACTGCCGACACTGGCGAGGTGCTGCCGCTGGATGTGCTGGTAACTCAGCTGAGCATCCGCCTGCAGGCCGCAGATCATCAACTTGCGCAATTTCGCAAGTTGGAGGTATGCGGTGCTGGCCGGCAGTACGAACAGAACAACCGCCGCGGTGCCGGCGGCACTAATTACACAGGGGATTGATCCATGGCATTCACACCGACATTTAAAGAGCGTACCGCCGAGGATCTGCTGGAGCATTGGGGCCGCTGGGTTGTCCTGGGCTCCGGAGTTTCCTGCTGTGCGTCTCGCGAGAACACGATCCTTTCACCGATGATCACCGACGACGACGCGCTGATGATCGATGGCTTGATGGGCCGGCTGCTCAAGCGCTACCCGGAATGCGGCCAAGTGCTCATGCGGTACTACACCAGTCGAGACACCTCGCTCATGGAGGTTGGCAAGAAAATGAAGTTTGGCGAGGAGAAGACTCGGCAGCTCTGGAAGGCTGGAGTTGCGTGGATTGATGGAGCTCTCGATATTCGTCGCGAAGCCGCTTGACAGGGCCGGGGACGAACTATAGATTTCAGTTACTTTGCGGTTTTTCCGCGTGCAAAGCCCGTCTCTGAGATGGGCTTTTTGCTTTCTACAGTTATTTGAGCCTCGGCATTTGCCGGGGCTTTTTCGTTTTCGGCTCCGCCACACCCATCGCTCTGAGCTGGGAGTGCTGTTGGAGCTGAATCTATTTTGCTCCCCGAGAGGGAGGATTCCGAGATGCCGGCCATGCCTGATAAGCCAGACACGTGGGCCAAGTTCTTGGAGGCCTTGAGCAATCCGCTATGGCAGGGCGCAATCATGGCCGTCACCGTCTCCCTACTGCGCATCATGTATGACGCAAAAGAAACCAGTAAGCGTCGAATCTTCTTCGAGTCGCTGATCTGTGGAGCGCTGAGCCTGGTTGCGTCGAGCCTCATCGAGTGGATGGCCTGGCCTCCTAGCCTTTCAGTTGCCGCCGGCGGAACGATCGGTTTCCTTGGCGTTACAGCGATACGCGAACTGGTGACCCGGTTCCTCGGTCGCAAGGCGGATGCCGCATGAAGGCAGTAGCCGCAGCAATCATCATTGCCCTGGTCGCATTCCTGCTCATCGGGATTCAGCAGTACCGCGTTGTCGCTCTGCGCGGCGAGGTGGCTGTCGAAACCCGCAGCAAGGATGACGCCATCAAGGCCAACACCGAAAGCCAGGCCACCATCACCACGCTCCTGGCCGAAGCCCAGCGCAACGCTGACTACCTGAAAGACCTGAACAAGCGAATCAAGGCCAGCGAAGACAAAGCCAAAAAGGCGAGGAAAGACTTTGAAGATCTCAAGCGCAACAGCAAGCCTGTTCGTGATTGGGCTGCTCAGCCTCTGCCTGACGGCCTGCGCGGGAAAGCCGGCAGTGGTAACAAAGACCCAGGCCGTAAGAATTGAAGCGCCCGAGCTGATCCCCTGTGAGCGGGTAGACCCCGACGAGACTGACCTTCGCCTGAATGGCGATGTGTGGGAGCTCAAGGATCAGGCCATCAAGCTGCTCGACACGTGTGCTGACCAGGTGGATGCACAGATCAAGCGCAGTCAGAGCAAGTAGAGGGCTGGCCATGGCATGCGGTGGATGCGCCGCCCGGCGCGAATGGATCAACAAGTGGAGCAAGGTGGCATATGAACGATCCATTGATCTTATTGCTGGAAAGAATGGTGAGCGCTCAAGAGAGCACGGCCCAGTCGATGAGCCAGGTAGCCGAGAGGCTGGATCTACTGATCCAAGCGATGGGCGAGGATGAGCCAGAAGATCCTGATGCCCAGCCTCGCAGGTACATGGACGGCTCGCCATGCCGCTGAGGCCGCAGAAGCCATGCAACGCACAGGGCTGCAACACGCTCACGCGTAACCCACGCTACTGTGATGAGCACGCTCACCTACTGAAGAGCATGGCGCGGGCCAAGCCTCGGGAGAGCAGCACGAAGCGTAACTACAACTACAAGTGGCAGCAGGCCCGCGCTGGCTTCCTCGCCAAGTACCCGCTTTGCCGGCATTGCTCAGCGCGTGGGCTGGTGGTTGTGGCAACCGACGTCGACCACATCATCCCGCACAAGAACGATATGGCCCTGTTCTGGGACAAGACCAACTGGCAAAGCCTTTGCGGTCCGTGCCACTCGGCCAAGACGGCCGCCGAAGACGGTGGATTCGGCAATGCGCGGCGCTGAAAGCAGAAAAGTCTCGAAAAAACAGCGAAAACCGGTCAAATGAGAGCGATTCGCGATCAGGGGGTAGGGGAGGGTCGAAAGTTCAGGCCCTTTGGCTTCTAGACCGCGCCCTCAAGGCTTCTTACACACCCGCGAAATTAAAAATTCAGGAGTTGCGCGATGGGAGGCACCGCCACGGTCGCCGGCCGTGGTCGCAAACCCAAGCCAACGGCCAAGAAAGCATTGGCTGGAAACCCTGGCAAGCGTGCGCTGAACACTGCCGAGCCCCAGTTTTCCAAGATCACCCAGATAGACCCGCCGGAGTGGTTCAGCCCTCGGGCCGCCACCATGTGGAAAATGATTGTTCCCGAGCTGCTGCGCGAAAACGTAGTCGCGATCACCGATCTGCATAACGTCGAAGCATTCTGCTCCGCCTATGACAACTGGCGAATGGCTCAGGAGTCGATCAAGGAGCACGGCATCGTCGTGTCCGGTGCCACTGGCGGCCCGATGAAAAATCCTGCGTTGACCGCTGCCAACGAGACGATGCGCCAGATGGTGACATTCGGCTCGATGCTGGGTTTGGACCCGGCCAGCCGCACGCGCCTGATTGGTGGCAATAAGGAGAAAGAAACCAACGAATTCGCCAAACTACTGAGTAGCTGATGACCAAATCTGCCCACCCCAACGTCGACAAAGCGACGGCCTGGGGTCGGTCATTGCTTCGCGGGAAGGTTCCGGCGTGCCGCTACATCCACCAGGCAGTACAGCGTCACTTCGACGACCTGGCCGCCAGCCGCAAACGCGGCTTCCGTTTCAAGTTTGACCCGATCAAGGCGGAGAAGAAGCTGAAGCTGATGCAGCTCCTGCCGCATACAAAGGGCGAGTGGGCATTCAAGCGTCAGCTGATCAGCCTTGAGCCTTGGCAATTGTTCGGCCTGGCCGTCACGTTTGGCTGGGTCAAAAAGAAAGGCGGCCACCGCCGGTTCCGTGAAAGCTATTGGGAAGTGCCTCGGAAGAACGGCAAATCCGTTGTCGCGGGCGGCGTGGGCATCAGCATGTTCGTTGCCGACGGCGAGTTCGGCGCCGAAGTGTATGCCGGGGCGACCACGGAGAAACAGGCGTGGGAAGTTTTCCGCCCGGCCAAGCTGATGGTGAGCAAGTCGCCCATGCTGATCCAGGCCGCGGGCATCGAGGTCAACGCTTCGAACATGAACATCCCGTCCGACTTCAGTCGCTTCGAACCACTGATTGGCAACCCTGGCGACGGCGCATCACCCAGCTGCGCGATCGTCGACGAATACCACGAACACCCAACGTCGGCCCAGTACGACACCATGCTCACCGGTATGGGTGCCCGCCGGCAGCCGCTGATGTTCATCATCACCACCGCCGGCGCCGATATCGAAGGGCCTTGCTACGACAAACGGCGCCAGGTCGTGGAGATGCTGGCCGGCACCGTGCCTGACGAAGAGTTGTTCGGCTGGATCTGGACCCTCGATGAGGGTGATGACTGGACCGATCCAAAGATGCTGGCGAAGGCCAACCCGAATCATGGTGTTTCAGTATTCCAAGAGTACCTAGAGAGCCAGCAGGCCAGGGCAATACGCTCGGCTCGCTTCGCGAATACGTTCAAAACGAAGCACCTGAACCTCTGGGTTAGCGCTAAATCCGGCTTCTTCAACATGGAGGACTGGAGATCGTGCGAAGACACCACGCTCACACTCGAGCAGTTCGAGGGGCAGGAGTGGATCGCAGGCTTCGACTTGGCTCGCAAGCTGGACATGAACTCACGGGCGCGTCTGTTCTGGCGTGTCGTAGATGGTAAGACCCACTACTACAGCGTGGCTCCGAAGTTCTGGGTTCCATATGACACCGCGTACGACAGCGACAACAAACGCATGTCCGAACGGTTCCAAGCCTGGATCAATTCAAAGCACCTAGACATAACCGACGGCGCCGAGATTGATTACCGCGAAATCTTCGAAGACACCAAAGAAGCAAATCATCAAGCCCCCGTCCGGGAGTGCCCAATTGACCCACACGGCGCAACCGGTCTCAGTCACGATCTTGACGACGAAGGTTTCAGCCCGATAACGATCACGCAGAACTACACCAACATGTCCGACCCCATGAAGGAGCTCGAGGCGGCTATCACAGCCGGCAGGTTCCATCACGATGGGCATCCAATCATGACGTGGTGTATCGCCAACGTGATCGGCAAGAACATGCCTGGAAACGACGATGTCGTGCGGCCCATAAAGCAGGGTGACGACAACAAGATCGACGGTGCCGTCGCGCTGATCATGGCTATCGGAAGGGCGCTAATTCTGGCCAACGACAACAGCGGCAACATCAGCGACTTCTTTTCAAAACCAATCATTGTTGGATAACTCACCCATGGATACAGGCCTGATCATCTTCATCGTGGCGGCCGTGGCCGCTCTGTGCCTGTTTGTCGCCGGCGTATTTCTCCTAGCCGGTCTCGGTTGGGCCTTAATTGGCGCCGCCGTATCGTTCCTGGCCGCCGCTGGATTCATTCGCAAGGGGCTGATCGGTGAATAAACCTCTCAAGTCAGTATTGCGGCAGGCGCTGTTCAAATCGGCAGAGCCTGGGTTGGTCAAATCTTCTTTGGCGGGTTGGGTTGGACGGCGTATTGGTCTCGGTGATGCAGCCTTTTGGAACGGCTACTACGGCACCGATTCGGCATCCGGCAAAACGGTGAGCCAGCAGACAGCGCTTCAGCTGTCGACGGTGTGGGCCTGCGTTCGGCTCATTGCCGAAACGTTGGCCACTCTCCCGATCGCGCTTTACGAAGATAAAAACGGCGTGCCCGAGGTCGCCACTTCTCACCCGGTACACCGTGTCATCAGCCAGCAGCCGAACGCCGACCAAACCCCTGTGGAGTTCTGGGAATGCGTGGTGGCCAGCTTGCTGCTCAGCGGCAACAGTTTCAATGAGCCCCATTTGGTCGGACGCGATCTTTCTTCGCTGGAGTTCATTCTCCCGCAGTCGGTTTCTCCGCCTCGGCGCACGAGCAGCGGCGCTATCGAATATCGGTTCATCGACAGCGAGGGCAAGCCTCACACGCTGTTTGATGAGCAAATGATGCACACGCGGGGGTTCGGTACGGACCCCATGTTCGGGTTGAGCCCGGTTGCTATGGGTCGCAATGTATTCGGCGCTGCGATGGCTGCCGATGAGTCGGCCAGCAAGATGTTCGCCAATGGGATGAAGCTCGGCGGCGTTCTATCGACCGATCAGATTCTCAACAAAGCACAGCGAGAAGACATCCGTGAGGACATGGCGGCCAAGTTCGCCGGTGCCGTGAACACCGGAAAGACGATGGTTCTGGAAGCGGGGATGAAATATCAGCAGGTGTCGATGAGCCCTGAAGATGCCCAAATGCTGCAAACCCGGGCCTTCAACGTCGAAGAAATCTGCCGGTGGTTTCGTGTTCCGCCTTGGATGGTCGGCCACACATCGAACAGCACCAGCTGGGGCACGGGCATGGAGCAGCAAATGCTCGGGTTCCTGAGCTTCACGCTGTTGCCTTGGATGAAGCGCATCGAGCAGAGCATTAATCGGCGTCTGCTGCGCCCCGAAGAGCGCCGCCGGTTCTACGCCAAGTTCAACCCAGAAGGCTTACTTCGTGCCGATAGCGCTGCTCGCGCCGCCTTCTACAGCTCGATGACCCAGAACGGCATCTACACCCGCGACGAGTGCCGGATTAAAGAGAACCTCGCGCCCAAAGGCGGCAACGCCGAACAGCTCACAGTTCAATCAAACATGCTGCCGATCGACAAGCTCGGCGGCGATGCCGGCGATGCCCAGCAGGCGCGTTCAGCGTTGATTGATTGGCTCAACGACAAGCCAAAAGGTAATTCTGAATGAACCGAAAAGACCAATCGGTGGCGGTGAAGTACCGCTCATTCGACTACGACGTAAAGGCTGTCAGCGATGACGGCCTTTTTTCTGGGTACGGTTCCGTGTTTGGCGTGATCGACAGCTACAACGAAGTCGTTGCCCCGGGTGCGTTTCTGGAATCCATCGCCGATTTGAAGGCGAAGTCTCGATCGCTACCGGTTCTGTGGCAGCACCGTACTGCCGAGCCCATCGGTTCGTGGTCGATGGACACCTTGAAGGAGGACACCAAAGGCCTGTTTGGCGATGGCGAACTCTGGCTGGCTGACGCGCCGTATGCGCGCATCGCCATGCGAGGCATGAAGTCTCGATCTATCACCGGTCTCTCCATCGGCTACTACGTCCGTGAATCCAGCTTCGACGAGAAGACCCGGATCCGGACCCTGACCAAACTCGACTTGGTCGAGATTTCTATCGTGACTGTGCCGGCCAACGACGAGGCCCGAACCGACACCATCAAGTCGAAGCTGGCCCACGGCGGCCTGCCTTCACTTCCTGAATTTGAGCTGCTCCTGCGCGAGGCAGGCTTCTCGAAAACTCAGTCCGCGGTGATTGCCAATCGCGGACTGCAGCATCTGCTCCGGAGCGAGTCCGCGGGCGACCTGGCAGCAATTGAAGTGGTCGAGGCGCTCAAGTCGCGCCCAGCACTGTCCCTCCCTTCGTTTTGAGGATTCACCATGCATAACGCCATGAGCAACCAGGCTCGCGCCGAAGACCGTCAGATGCACCGCAAGGAGCATGCGGACGACAAGATCCAGCTGAAAGCAGTGAATGATCTGCTTGATCAGCGCGACCAGGAAATCAAGGCTTTCGCCGAGAAAGCCAACAAGGAAATCAAAGAGCACGGCACCATCCTGACTGAGACCAAAACCATTCTGGATGGCCTGGTGAAGGACGGCCTCGACCTGCAGGATCGCTTCCAAGACATCGAGCAAAAGCTGGCTCGCCGCTTCGCCGCGAACGATCCGAGTGAACAAAAGTCCGTCGGTGAACAGTTGTCGGATTCGGACGACTATCAGGCACTGACCACGAAAGGCCGCGGTATTGCGCGCCTGAACCTGAAGGCTGTCACCAACATTACCAGCGCTACCACTGGCACTGGGGGCGTCGGTGTGGGCATTCAGCCAACCCGCGTGGCCGGGATCATCACCGACCCTGAGCGTCAGTTCACGATCCGTGATCTGATCATGCCTGGCCGAACCGCTTCCAACGCGGTTGAGTTCGTGCAAGAGACCGGCTTCCAGAACATGGCAGCACCTCAGGCAGGCGAGGGCGCGCTGAAGGCCCAGTCCGATCTGTCGTTTGGCATGGTCACTACCACTGTTAAAACCATCGCTCACTGGTTCAAAGCATCGAAGCAGGTCCTGTCGGACATCCCGTTGCTGCAAAGCTACATCAACGGCCGCGCAATCTACGGCCTGAAGTACAAAGAAGAAGAGCAGATCCTCGCTGGTGACGGCACCGGTCAGAACCTGTTGGGCCTGATCCCGCAAGCCACCACTTTCAACGAAGCACTGCGCAAGGCCGGTGACACCAAGATCGACACCCTGCGCCGCGCGATCCTGCAAGTGCGGGTCGCTGAATACCGCGCTTCGGCCATCGCGCTGAACCCGGTCGACTGGGCAGATATCGAGCTGACCAAGGACAGCACCGGCTCCTACATCTGGGTCAACGTCCAAGAAGGCGGCGTCCAGCGTCTCTGGAAGTTGCCAGTTGTGGACAGCAACGCGGTACCCGAAGGCGAGTTCCTGGTGGGCGCAATGAACATCGCTGCCCAGGTGTTCGACCGCGAAGACGCTGCTGTCGAGGTTTCGACCGAAGACGGCGACAACTTCCGCACCAACATGGTCACCATCCGTGCCGAAGAGCGCCTGGCGCTGGCGGTGTACCGTCCTGAATCGTTCGTGCACGGCGAGTTCGAAGACCCAACGCCTTAATTCCTCAATCATCCAAGGAGCGCGCCCGGGTGACCGGGCGTGTGTGCTGATGCCAGATATCGAAGTGACAACCAAAAAGGGCTTTCTTAACGGTCATGAGTACGTGAAGAAAGGCCGAGCCATTGCCGTCGATGAATTCCGCGCCAAGGAGCTTCACCGGAACGGTTTGATTGAGGATTACGACGTGAAGCAGGCGGCCGAACCCGAAAACAAACAGGCCAAGGAAGCGGACAACAAAGCCGCGCCAGAGGCCAACCAAAAGCCGAAAACCGAGCTGAAAAACAAGGCTAAATAATCATGAGCGTGATCAGCATCGAATTGGCGATGAAGCACCTTTTGGCCGAACCGGAGGATCAGGATCTCGTCCAGTCGCAACTGGATGGGGCCGAAGATGCAGCGATGGCCTATCTCCAGCGCTCGTTTTTTGTTGATCAGGCTTCCCTTGATGCTGCTCGCTTGCAAGTGCCCGCAGCACGGAACGCTGCTCGAATCAAATATGACGCTGCCTTGGCCGCTGCCGCTGTGACCGAGGATCAGCTCCTGCGGTGCGAAGCGCTAGCCGACGCTAAGTTTTCTTTTTCGGAGGCCCTGGACGCCGCAACGCGAGCCGCCCGGGGAATCGTGATCAACCCCAGCATTCAGTCCGCCTGCCTCTTGAAGCTCGGCCATCTATTCGCCAACCGTGAAGAGGTAGTCACCGGCACAATTGCCACCGAACTGCCCCAGGCTTCCAAAGCTCTGTTGACGCCGTATCGCGTCGGGATGGGTGTCTGATGCAAGCCGGCCGATTGCGACAACGCATCACCTTCCAATCGCCTGGCCTGACCCAAGATCCAGTCACCGGCGAAGAGATCGAGGGATGGACGACGGTGTGGGATAAGGTTCCTGCTTCGGTCGAACCACTCAGCGCTCGCGATCTGATCGCGGCACAGGCCGGCCAATCCGAGGCTTCAGGCAGGATGGTTATTCGCTACCGAATCGGCGTGCTGCCGACGATGCGCATCCTGCACCGAGGCGACGTCTACAACATCCAAGGCCCGCCGATGCCCGATCCTGTGTCAGGCCTGGAATACCTCACCATTCTGGTGTCGAAGGGGTTGAATGATGGCTGACAATGTTTCCTTCAAGATGGACGGACTTAACTCGCTGCTCGGAAAATTGAAGGCGGTGAACTACGACGTGAAGCAGAAAGGGGGTCGGTCTGCTTTGAGGAAGGCGGCCGCGGTCATCAGAGATAAAGTTAAAGAAGGCGCCGTGAGAGTTAACGACGCAGCGACTTCAGAGGAAATTGAAAAAAACGTCACCATTCGCTGGAGCAGCAAGCGCTTTAAGACAACCGGTGACCTTGGTTTTCGTGTCGGCATCATGGGCGGAGCGAAAGAATACAACAACATGCACACCCGCAAGGGTGGTCGCCGGGGTACTTATGCCGTTGGCGGCAGCTCTGAAAATCCAGGCGGCGACACATTCTATTGGCGGTTCGTGGAATTTGGAACGTCGCGCGTTGCAGCGAGACCCTTTATGCGCCCAGCGTTGGCGGAAAGTATTGAGCAGGCCACAGCAGTGTTCGTCACCGAATACGAAAAAGCCGTTATGCGCGCGATCAATGCAGCAGGGAGCAGGTGATGCAGACAGCACCGATTTTCGCTGTTTGCGTTGCGGACTCTGGAGTGACCGCTCTCCTTGGAACCAGCCCGACGCGCTTGTATCCCTTTGCCGATGCTCCAGAAGGGGTCGCCAAGCCATACGCGGTATGGCAAGTGATCATGGGGTCTCCCGAAAACTACCTATCGGGCCGGCCCGATCTGGACGGCTACACGCTGCAAGTCGACGTTTACGCGAGCACGGGCTCAGCCGCCCGCGCCGTGGCGTCGGCGATAAGTCATGCGATTGAGCTTTCCGCCAACGTAACGCGTTGGGGCGGTGAGACCCGTGACGCAGAAACAAAACTCTACCGGTCCAGCTTCGACATCGACTGGCTTGTACCCAGATAACTGAAATCCAGCCCACCCCCAAGCCCGCCATGTGCGGGTTTTTTTATGTCCGACATTTGGAGAATGCCATGTCGATCCTTTCCCAAGGAACCCAGGTATACGCGCTGGTCCCGCCACTTTCCGGCACCGGGCCAATGACCATCATGGAAGTCGAGTGCGCCACCAGCTTTGATCCGGGCGGTTCGCCGGCTGAGCAGATTGAGGACACTTGCCTGAGTGCTCAGGAGCGCACCTACAAGAAGGGCTTGCGCACGCCTGGACAAGCTTCTCTCGGCTTGAACGCCGACCCCAACAACGCCAGCCACATTCGCTTGCATCAGTTATCCGAACAAAACGGCGACACCACGGTGAAGTGGGTGGTTGGCTGGTCTGACGGTACCGATATCGCTCCAACCATCGCTGCGTCCGGGGCACTGAGCACCGCCACTGTAACGGCGGGTGGCACCGGCTACACCAGCGCTCCGTCAGTGGCAATTACCGGCGGTGGCGGTACCGGCGCAACAGCGACAGCAGTATTGACCGGCGGATCGGTCACAGGCATCACCATCACCAATAAGGGGTCGGGCTATACCTCGGTGCCAACGCTCGCGCTTACTGGTGGTGCTGGCTCTGGCGCGACGGCCACCGCCAACCTTGCGTCGGGTGAAGATTTCGATCTTCCACCAACCCGCACCTGGTTCGCCTTTCAGGGGTATGTTGCCGACTTCCCATTCACCTTCGCGCAGAATGCCGTAGTTGCTTCGACAGTGTCGATTCAGCGCTCGGGCGGTTCTGCCTGGATTCGTAAGGTTTCCGCGTAATGGAACTGAATATTGCAAACCTGAAAAAGTCCAAGGCCTTCACGGCCAGGCCGGTGGAGAAACAAATCGAATGGAACGGTGCGAAATTCACCTGTTTCGTGCGGCCACTTTCCTACCAGACTGCAGTGGGTGACATTGCTGCTCACCGTGGAGCCGACCCACTCGCGTCTCGCATTGCTTCGAGCATTTGCGATGCAGAGGGGCGGGCGGTTTTCACTGTTGCGGATATCACTGGCGAAGCCGCGTCCGCCGAAGAAGGTGCCGCCGCCAAAGGTGCACTTGATCCGGATCTGACCAACCTTCTATTGATCGCGATCGGCGAGGTTCAAAACCCGGGAAAGAAAACGCGCTAGAGCCAATAGACGAAATATGGTGTGAGCTCGTCATGAATGGAATAGGCGGGCGCACCATCGCCGAAGCGCAAGAAAACTTAACTTACCCTGAGTTTTTAGTCTGGATGAAATTTCGCCAGAAGCGTGGGTCGCTTCATCCCGGCATGCGCGTCGAAACAGCTCTCGCTCGATTCCAGGCCTTCTACGCGAATGTGAAGTTGCCCAAGGACGCACTAAGGCTTCATCAGGAAGATTTTGCGCCGCACATGGATCCGCGGGTTGAGTCATTGGACGAAGCAGTAGCTCGCTGGGCATAGACCTCTGGAATTTTTTTCGACAGCTAATGATAAAGTCATGAAACTCAAAAGGAGCGGGATTTCATGACCACGACAAAATGTAGAAAATGCAGTGCTTTTTATCCAGAGAAAGACCCCGTTTGCCCTAGCTGTTCATCGCCAAACCGGAAAGATGCCGAAGGAACTTTTGCCGGCTTTAAAAGTGCCGCACCTGTAATTCAACTTGCCTTGTTTTTCTTTGTGGTCGCCGCGATTGGGTTTTGGTTTTTTGGTGGGCATGATAAGGGTTCGCGTTCAAATAATAGTGAACTGACTGAAGCTGCGCTTGAGTCTAGTGCGTTTAATTTGGTTTCCGAAAAACTAAAGGATCCGGATAGCGCAAAGTTTGGTCCGACAGTTCGTCATGTTGTGACAGGAAATGAGCACGCAGTTTGCGGAACAGTTAATTCGAAGAATGGTTTTGGCGGTTATGTTGGCATGAAGCGGTTTGCATACATACATGAAAGGGCAACGGTTTTCTTTGATGATGGAACCGATGATTTTGTTCGAGTATGGGACAGCTTCTGTACTTAGCATTTATGTAAAACCCGCCCGGAGCGGGTTTTTTTACGACTGGAGATAAGCATGGCGGGTTCACTTGGCACTCTGACGCTTGACCTGATTGCCAAGATAGGCGGATTCACAGGCCCGCTTGAAAAAGCGGAACGCGCTGCTTCAAAGGCCGCAGGAGGAATAGGGGCCGCTGCAGATGCCGCCGCCGGCGGATTGGGATCGTTAAGCGGAGCCGCGTCAGCCGTAGCTGCCGCCATCTCAGGAATTTCAATCGGCGCAATCTTCACGACCTTTATCAACAATACAATTGACGCCGAGAATGAGCAGGTTCAATTGGCCGCAGTGCTCAAGTCTACTGGGATGGCTGCGGGTTACACGCGCGATCAACTCAACAGCATGGCGGATTCTTTTGCTGATGCTACGAGCTTTTCCGGCGGTGACATTTCTCAGGCGCAAACTGCATTGCTTGCCTTCACGGGTATCGTTGGCCAGGAGTTTCCTCGTGCATTGCAGGCTGCCGCAGATATGGCGTCACGCACGGGAACCACAGTTAAACAGGCGGCTGAACTTATTGGACGTTCGCTTGATGTTCCGAGCGCCGGACTTGCGTCCTTGAGTAAGCAAGGGTTTAGATTTTCTGACGAACAGAAAAAGCTGGTCGATTCTTTAGAGTCCGTGGGAGACGTTGCCGCGGCACAGGGCATCGTTCTTCAAGCTTTGGAAAGTACATATGGAGGGGCGGCCACTGCAGCTCGGGACACTCTGGGCGGTGCGCTTCAAAGCTTAGGGAATACGATAAATGATTTACTTACCGATAGCGGCGGATTGAACGCGGCCAAGTTGGCCGTTCAAGCTCTAACAGAAACTCTAGATTCACCTAGAGCAAAAGATGCTCTGATTTTGACGGCGAAAGCTGCAGCTGCTCTCGCCGGTGTTTTGGTAGCTAGGCTTGCAAGTGCTGCCCTCGGAGTGGCCGCAGCCTTTGTTGCAACGCAGATTGGCGCTTTCAAAGTCCAGCTGGCTCTTGCCGCGATGTCTGGGATCTCCACTACTGCTGCTACTGGCCTGCTGGCAGTCTCGGCAGCCTCTCGCGTAGCCGCTGCATCTATGGCCTTTCTCGGCGGGCCTGTAGGGATTTTAATCACCGCCGCTGCAGCTCTGACCTACTTCATCACAAGCAGCGATAGCGCAAAGGAAAGCGCGGGAGCACTCGCGGAACAAGTCGACTGGCTGAACAAGTCGTTTGAGGGGTTTACAAAAAACCAGTCCAAGGCAGCTCTGACCGATTTAACCAAAGAGTACCGACTCCAGGCGTACGCGATAGATGCCGCAAAAAACCAGGTCAAACAGTATCAAATGAACCTGGAGGCCTTTCCTAAAAATGACAAGGTAAAGGAATGGAGTGCTGGCCTCATCGAACAATCCGCTGTACTCGACACGGCGCGGCAAAAATTCGAGGCCCTCGGCACTCAGATATCTCTGCTCAATAGCCGACTGGCTGCACCTGATGCAGCTCTGGGTTCTAAAGTTTATGAGGAGATGTCGAAGAAGATTCAGGAGCGCCTTCTTTTAGCTGGCAAGACAACGGATGCTGAAAAACTTGAAGCACGAGTCAAGGCCGGTCTGGTCGAGGGGCTTAAGGCTGGCGAAGGTGAATTGCTCGTTGCTGCCCAGAAGCGTGCCGATGTGGCAGAAGCTGCTGCGGATGCCACAAAAAAAGCGGATGAGGCGGCAAAATCAGCAGCGAAATCTGCTGCCGAGGCTTTGGAGAGGCGAGGCGCTGACGCGGAGGAAAGCTATCAGCGCCAGATCGCGCTCATCGATCAAACTACCGGCAAGCAGAACAAGGCCAGCGAGGTTGCAAAACTGTCGTTTGAGCTTGAATCCGGAAAGTTGAAGGGCATTAGCGCCGAGCGTCGTAAGGGGTTGATGGATCAGGCAGCGGAGCTCGACGGGAGAATCAAACTCAAGAAGCAAAACGAGGAAGACCTGAAGCTGGCCGTGCTAGCGTCCAACCTGAAGGACAGCAACACCACTGTTCGACAAGGCTTTGAGATGGAACTGGCTGGCGCTGGATCCGGCGAGAAACTCAGGGCTCGCCTTAAGGAAGACCTGGCAATACAACAGGATTACGAAAAGCAGCGAGCTGAGATGTACAAGGAGTACAAGCAGGCCGAGTTGTTGGGCGACCCAAGCGCGAAGGCCAACTACGATGCGGAAACTGCGCTGCTCGAGGAGGCATTGGCCGAACGCATCATCATCCAACAGGACCACTATAGGCAGCAGGACGAAGCCCAATCTAACTGGATGACGGGTGTTAGTGATGCGTGGCAGAACTATGTAGATGCGGCCCAGAATTACACCGCCCAAGCGGCTGAGGCGACCACTTCAGTGCTGGATAGCGCCCAGAGCGGGCTCAGTAATTTTATCTCTGATGTTGCGAGTGGGGCCGCGACTGCCGGCGACGCTCTGGGCGATCTAGTCGCAAACTTCGCCAAGTCAACATTGCAGGCGCTTTCGGACATGGCCGCGCAATGGCTGATCTACCAAGCAGTGCAGTTGCTGGTAGGTAAGACAACACAGGCGAGCGCAGTTCCTACGTTGGTGGCTAACGCGCAGGCAACTGCCTTTCAGGCGAGTCTTGCTGCGTTCGCCTCGACTGCTGCGATTCCTATCGTGGGGCCAGCGGCGGCACCTGCCGCCGCTGCGGCAGCGGCCGCGGCGACTGCTCCTATGGTGGCTGGCGTTGCGAGTGCAGCGCTGGCCGGCATGGCGCACGACGGTATCGACGCCGTCCCTGAGACCGGCACCTGGTTATTGCAAAAAGGCGAGCGCGTTACCACGGCAGGCACCAGCGCAAAACTCGACGCGACCCTTGATCAACTCCGCGCATCGAGCGCTAATTCTGGCGGCGCAGGAGGAATTACTGTCAACGCACCTGTCACTGTGCAGGCTCAACCCGGCACAAGTGATGCAGACGCGCGCCGGCAGGGCGAAATGGCCGGTGAGGGTTTGACGGCCACTATCCGCCGCGTTCTTCAGGGCGAGATGGGGCAGGGCGGTTTGCTTTGGAGGCGAGTTTGATGGTGGAAACATTCAGCTACTGCGCCCAGCTCGGCACTGACGGCGACGTTACTCAAAACGTTTGGGAAAACGATTTCGGGGATGGATACACCCAAGCCGGCGGCATCGGGATCAACACCAAGCGGCAGACATGGAACATGACTCACACCGGCGCGCTGGCGCCGGGTTCTGAGTTGAAAGGTGTCTGGGATTTTCTCGATCGGCACGAGGGGTACAAGTCGTTCCTCTGGACGCCGCCCGGTGGGCAGCAAGGCCGGTACCGGTGTACCGGATATAAGCCGCGGCCCCTCGGCGGTGACATGTACACGCTGACCTTCATTTTCAAACAGGTCTACAACCCCTGATCCATCAATCAATCGAGCCCCGCCAAGTGCGGGGTTTTCTGTTTCTGGAGGCCCATGAATTACACAGCTGACATTCAGAAGCTCGAGCCGGGCAACCAGATCCGGCTGTTCGAGCTCGACGCTACGCGCTTGGGCGCGAATCTCTGGCGATTCCATGGCCACGCAGAAGAGGGCGACATCATCTGGCAGGGGCAGGTCTATTCACCGCTTCAGATCACTGCGAAGGGTTTCGACATTCGGGGCGATGGGCGCCCGGCAACGCCGACAATGCAGGTCGCCAACGAGTTGGGCGGCGTGCCGGGCGCCATCACGGCGCTGTGCTTGCAGTTCCGTGACCTGGCCGGCGCCAAGGTTCGTGTCATCGAAACGTTCCGGCATTTCCTGGATGCAGCGAACTTCCCGGAGGGCAATCCCAATGCCAGCGACCAGAGCAAGGTCAACCTCTGGTACATCGAGCAGAAGACCGAAGAGAGTCGCGCCGCCGTAGTGTTTGCGCTTTCCAGCCCAACGGACATGGAAGGCCAGCAACTCCCATCACAGCAAATCACCAAGCTCTGCCGGTGGGCGTGCCGTGGCGGCTATCGCGGGGAAGCCTGCGCGTACACCGGCACGGCGATGTTCGACAAGAAGAACCAACCCACCGACAACCCTGCGCTCGATCGCTGCGGCGGCTGGTGGAGCAGCTGCAAGCTGCGCGGCAACACCCGTCGGTTCGGCGGCTCAATGGGCGCCAGCCTGATCACCAGTTCGAGGTAATTCATGCGCATCAACAAACAGTTGCAGGACGCAATTCGCGCCCACGCGGCGCAGGCGTACCCGGCAGAAGCGTGCGGTCTGCTGATCAGCACCGCCGCCGGCCGCGAATATGTCCCGTGCGCCAATTTGGCAAAGACCGATCGCGAAAACTTCCAGATCAGTGAGCGTGACCAGGCTGCCGCCGAGGACCGCGGCGAAGTGCTGGCGATCATCCACAGTCACCCCGACAAAGCGCCGGCGCCGAGCATGGCCGACCGGGTCAGCTGCGAGTTGCACGAACTGCCCTGGGGAATTGTCGGCTGGCCGGGCGGTGAGTTCGAGTGGTTCAAGCCCTCAGGCTTCCGGGCGCCGCTGCTGGGCCGTGACTTCTCCCACGGCTTGCTGGACTGCTGGGCTGCGTGCCGCGATTGGTACGCGCGCGAGGCCGGGCTGCAACTGCCGAACTTCGAGCGCCATGATCTGTGGTGGGAAGACGCCGCCGGCCCAAGCCTCTACGAGGACAACTTCAAGGCGACCAGTTTCTACCAAGTGGACACGGCGCAGCGTGGCGACATGCTGGTGCTGCAGATCCCGACACCAGGTCGTGACTGCTTCCATCCCAACCACGCGGTGATTTACCTGGGCGATGAGCCCGCGTTGGTCAGCGAGCCCGCCGCGACACTGGGCGGCGCCGGCCCGTTCATCTACCACCACATGCCTGGCCGCCTCGCGTGCCGTGAAGTTTACGGCTGGTCGATGGCGAACCGGGTGCGACTGATTCTTCGACACAAGGATTATCGGCCATGAAGCGCACCATCAAACTCGGCGGTGTTCTGGGTAAACGGTTCGGCCGGCAGTACGAGCTCGACGTTCAAGGTGTGCGCGATGCGATGAGCGCGCTCTGCAACATGAAGCCGGGCTTCGAGCAGTTCCTGCGCCAGGCTGACGAGCGCGGTCTGGTCTTTGCCGTGTTCGTCGATGACCGAAATATCGCGGAGGCCGAGCTCGATCTGAAGGACTCCAGCGCTGGCGCTATCCGGATCATGCCGATCATTCAGGGAAGCAAGCAGGCGGGCATGTTCCAGACCTTGCTCGGCGTGGCTCTGATCGTGGCGGGGATGTTTAGTGGTGGTTCGACAACAGGTCTCGGCGTTGCACTGCTCGCCGGCGGCGTGGCTGTCGGCTTGGGTGGTGTGGTGCAGATGCTGTCGCCGACCACGAAAGCGAACACCAACGACAAGAATGAAGACGGCAACAACCCCAGCTACGGCTTCGGCGGCGCGGTCACGACCATCGCCCAGGGCAACCCCTACCCGCTGCTTTACGGCGAGCGGGAGATCGGCGGGGCGGTGGAGTCTGGAGGGATCTACACCCAGGACAACATTTAATGGGCGTGGACGCATTCACGGTTAGATATCGTTTTTTTTATGACCGTTTGACACGGATTCATTGTGGTTTTGCAAGTCTACTATGTTGTTCTTCTCGCTAGGTTTTTTGGTCGGTGACCGAACATAGTCTGGTAGTTTCGTTTGTCGAATTTTTGAAACAGTCCACTCTAATTTGGTAAGTGCGTTTTTTGCAAAGAGGGATGTAGCGTCTGCGCTTACATCTCCTTTTTCATAAAATGCATGAGCAAGCTCTGTGCACCTTCGGTAAGCTGGGATTGTTGTTTTCTTTATGTAGGCAAGGATGGCTAAAGCTTGTATTGGGTCAGTGCATTTAAAGTGAACATAGTCGCCCTCTAATACATACCAAATTTGATTTGGCGCATCTTTTTGTGGCTTACCAGATGCAGTATCTATCGGGGCTACAGAAAAAACACTCATGACGAACTCCTTTTCTTCGGGCTGAATTTATAGCAGATCGACCCAGCACAGCAAAGCCATGCAATGGATCTTCCCATTTACATTGATTTTTCACTCAACCCGCTGCGGCGGGTTTTTGCATTCTGGAGGGCGCATGAGCGCAGCAGAAAAAAAGGCGCCTCGGACCCAGCCTAGAAAGCGCCGATCCATTGCAGGCAGCAAGGGTGGCGAAGCAAAGCAAAAGCAGCCGAGTATCGCCTCGAACGGCGTGCCTTCTATTGCCACCGCGCGGATTGTGTACCTCTGGAGCTGGGGGCCGATTGTTGGCCCAGTGAATGGTCTTCGTTCCATCAAGCTCGACGGTACGCCGGTACAGGCTGAGGACGGAACGCTCAACTTCCCTGGCGTGAAATGGCAGTTCCGTTCCGGCGAGCTGAACCAGACTCGCCTCGAAGGCATAACGGAAGCGAGCAACGAAATCTCCGTCAACCAGGAGTTGCTCAGCACCACACCCTGGTTGCACACGATCAACAACTCTTTGATCGATGCTGTCCGCATTCGGCTGGCGTGGCCTCGGCTGCAAAGTCAGGATGCGAAGGGCAACATCAACGGCGTCAGGATCGAATATTCGGTAGAGATTTCGACCGACAGCGGCCCGTATTTGCCGGTCCTGAACTCTTTCGTTGATCGGAAAAACATCACGAAATACGAGCGCTCACATCGGCTTGAGTTACCCGCCGGCAGCCGCTGGACAATCCGCTTGCGCCGCCTCACGCCAGAGGCGAACAGCTCTGTCGTAGAAGATGGAATGCTGATCGAGGCCATCGCCGAAGTGGTCGACAGCGATCAGGAATATCCGCTCACGGCGGTCGGCTGCCTTGAGTATGACGCTCAGCAATTCGGCGGCGATATCGCCAAAGTCGCGGCACTGATGCGCGGGCGCATTATTCGCGTGCCGGCCAACTATGACGCGGCGACCAGGACCTACCGCACCAGCGGCACCGGCACAAGTAACGGCATCTGGGACGGCAGTTTTCAAGAGGCTTACACGAACAACCCTGCCTGGATCTTTTACGACCTGGTGCTGCATCCGTATTACGGCCTCGGGGAGCGTATCGACGCGACCATGGTTGATCGGTGGTCGCTGTATCGGATTGGTCAGTATTGCGACCAGATGGTGCCCGACGGTAAGGGCGGCCAGCATCCACGCTTCACCTGCAGCATCTATTTCCAGAAGCAGGCAGATGCCTACGCTGTTCTGCAGGACCTCGCGACAAACTTCCACGGAATGGCCTACTGGGACGGCAGCCAGATCGTCGTCAATGCCGACATGCCCGGCGACCCGGTCTACACCTACAGCCCGTCGCAGATTCTCAACAACGGCGAAATAAAATATGAGGGCACCCGAGCGCGGGACCGCCACACCTTGGCCATGGTGGCCTGGGACAACCCAGATCAGGGGTTTGAAACCGACAAGGAGCCCGTGTTCGATGAGGACGCAATGGCAGAACTGGGCATGGTGCGCGAGCTCGCCGTTGATGCCTTCGGCTGTACATCACTAGGTCAAGCCCAGCGCGCCGGCCAGTGGGCTCTTATGACGGAGCAGTTGCAGACTCGCGGCGCAGTCATGCGCGTGGGGCTGGATGGGCAAATTCCCAAGCCAGGGCAAGTGATTGCGATCGCCGATCCGGCGCTGGCCGTGCGTGCCAACGGCGGGCGCATTTCTGCGGTGGCCGGTCGAGTTATTACGCTGGACCGCGACACCGTTGTTCCGGCGGGCGCTCGACTCTTCGTCAACTTGCCCAGCGGTAAATCAGAGGCGCGCGTGGTGAAGTCGGCGGCGGGGCGAGCGCTGACGGTCATGGCCGATTACAGCGAAGTGCCCGAGGCCGAATGCGGCTGGGCGCTGGACTACGACGACCTGAAGTTGATGCAGTTCTACGTTCGCAACGTAACGCGCCCAGAGTGGCACCAATACCAGTTCGAGATGATTCAGCACGAGCCGAGCAAGTTCAATGCGATCGATTTCGGCGCCGTGGTGGATGTCCGCCCGATTACGGGCATCCCGATCGGCACCCAGGCAGCGCCGGCCCGAGTTCTGCTCAGCCAGCACGTGGTCGTCGAGCAAGGCATTGCAGTCACCAGCATGACGATCGCCTGGGATGCGGCGCCCGGCGCAGTAGGTTACGACGTCGAATGGCGTTGGGGCGCCCGTGAGTGGACCAAGGTGCCGCGAACCGGGGAATTGATGGCTGAGGTACGCGGGATTTACTCCGGTCAGTACCTGGCGCGAGTGCGAGCCATCAGCGCACTGAATGTTGCATCCATTCCGACCAATTCGGTCCTGACTGATTTGCTCGGCAAAACGGGCGCGCCGCCAGCGGTCTCGTTCCTCACAGCATCAACACTGTTGTTCGGCATTGGCTTGAAGTGGGGTTTCCCCGCCGGCGCCGAGGATACGCAGCGCACCGAGATCTGGTACAGCCCGACGACCAGCCTTGAGCAAGCAACAAAGCTTTCTGATCTGGCTTACCCACAAAAGGACTACACCTTGCAGGGGTTGGCCGCTGGCGTGACGTTCTTCTTCTGGGCGCGACTGGTGGATCGGATCGGCAACATCGGTCCGTGGTACCCGGCAGGTCTGGGCGTCATGGGTCAGTCCAGCTCGGACGCGGCTGACATTCTCGAAATGATTGCCGGACAGATTTCAGAGTCGGAGCTAGGCCAGCATCTTCTGGACCGAATCGACCTGATTGATGGAAGCGGGCCCGGCTCGGTCAATGAGCGCTTGCAAGAACTGCAAGATGAGATCGGCGACCTGGTGGATGCTCTCGTTTATGTGCCGACTGATGCCTACGTGCGAGACAACACCGTTCGGGTTGGTGACAACCTTTGGACCGCTATCGTTAATGTCCCGGCCGCCGCTGATGGATCGAACGCCCCGCCAAATCCGACTTACTGGGTTAACAGCGGTCAATCAATACGCACTGCGAACGGTATCGCGGCACAGGTGACCAAGAACACGACCGACATCTCAACGGTCGACGGCAAGACAACTGCCACTGCAAGCCAGCTCCAGGCGGTGCAGGCGTCTTTGCGTAACGATGATGGGAGCGGTGATTTACTGGATGCACTGAACGGCTGGCAGGCCACCGCTAGCTATGCGCAAGAAGTCCGCGTGCGTACTGAGCAGGACTTCGCCCAAACGCAGCGCACCACGCTTCTAGATTCGCGTGTAGGCACGAGCGAATCGAAGATCAGCATTGTTGAAACGACGATGGTGACCAATCAGGTCGCCATGGCTCAGCAGGTCGAGACTCTAAAAGCGTCGGTGGGAAACAACCAGGCGGCTATCCAGGCGGAGTCCACAGCCCGATCTGATGCAGTGGGATCGCTTGCCACAAGGGTTGATACTGCGCAAGCCAAAGCCGACGGGGCAAGCGCTGCCGTTCAGGAGACAAGCAGCGCTCTTGCTACAACTAACGGAAAGCTGTCTGCCATTTGGTCAGTGAAAATGGAGCTCACGGCAAACGGTCAACCGTACGCCGCGGGGTTCGGCTTGGGCTTAGAAGGCGGCGCCTCAGGCACGACATCGAGCTTTGTTGTACGGGCCGATACCTTCGCAGTGATGAACACCAGTACTCAGAATCCGGAGGCGTTCTTCGCGATAACTGGTGGGCAGACATTTATGCGATCGTCCTTCATTGAAGACGGCACGATCACCAATGCCAAGATCGGCAGCTACATCAGCTCTACAAACTACATCGCCGGCCAGCAGGGTTGGATCCTGAACAAGGATGGCACGCTGGAAATCAACGGTGTTGTGCCCGGACAGGGCCGCCTGGTCATCAACTCGCTGAACGTCTCCGTCTATGACGCGAACAACGTGCTGCGTGTCCGTCTCGGCTACTTGGGGTAAACCATGGCTCATGGAATGCGGATCTGGGGCGCCGATGGCGCGCTCCAGGTCGACGAAAATTCATTCACGATGCGCATCGTCCTTTCAACACTTGTCACCTTCGCAAACAACACCAAAACGAGTCAGGATTTTGCAGCGCCTGGAAGTGATGCATCCAACTCGGTTGCTATTGTAATTCCCAATGGGCCATACGATGAGAACAGCGCTCGTCAGTTCGAAACAGAAATGCTGTCGGGGGGCGCGCGCGTGTACAACCACACGCGAACTTTCGCGGCCAGTCTTTCAACAAGCGGAACCATGCGGTTGATGGTCATAAGGTTTGCCTGATGGGATACGGACTTTCATTCATCAATAACAGCAATCAGGTTGTCATCGACTCCGAATACGCGCGACTCAACGTTATTTGCAACGGACGTTACGCACCTACGCAGGAGAGCGGCCTTGGTTCGACAACATCCTTTCCGCGCGTCATAACGAGCCAAGAGCCACCATTGGTTTTCTGCCGACCTGACACCGGGGGCATCGCCGGATTAACTGCAATGCGGGTGCTTGGATCTGCCGGCAATTGGACAGGGTTTTATGTGCGTGCCTACGACGTGAACACCAACCAACCGAATGGGCGGTACTTTGCTGCGACGTTCGGCGCGCAGCCGGTGGCGAGCTACGGGATGCGATTATGGGATGGGGCGTCAAAGTTGCTGTTTGACTCTGGAACTCCGACTGCGCTGTTCACAAGGTCTTTTCAAAACTGGACTTACGTCAGATCTGAAACCACAGCAACATCCAGTACGCGAAGTTTCTACACTGTACCGTTTAACTTTCCGGAGAATGAGTATCTGCTCATTAATACGTTTGGCATGAATATGCTGACCGGTTCAGCAGGTGGTCGCCTTGTCAAAACGCTCTGGAGCTTCAGCACGGGCACCCTATATGCGGTGACTGACGGATTCTCTAATCCGTTTGCCTTCTTCATGCCGGCTGTGTTCGCAAAACTCGCCGTATAACTTATCTAAATAGGAAGTCGCCATGCCTTGGTACAAAACGGGGACGGTCGCTGTCACCCTAAATTCAACAACGGTTATTGGATCGGGCACCGCGTTTATCGCCAATGGCCGCGTGGGCGATGCCTTTCGCGGGCCTGATGGCCGCTGGTACGAAGTAGTCAACATCGCCAGCGATACCGCCCTATCGATTTCTCCCGCCTATCTGTCGTCAACCGGCGCTGGAGCCGGGTACGCCCTGGCGCCCATGCAGGGCTACGTCAAAGATTCTGCCGACGCCTTGCGTTCGCTCGTTAATACATACGGCGCGAAGCTGGCCGCGCTCGGATCGACAGCAAATTTCGAAGTGCTGCCCATTATCTACGGCGGCACCGGCGGTAACACCCAGGCGGATGCGCAAAGCGCCCTGAACCTGGTGCGTCAAACCGGCTTCTCGGATAAGACTCTCAACAGCTTGTTGGTCGTGGGCGCTTTCGGTCGGATGGGCAATGGTGGCTTGCAACAAGGCAACACTGTAGATGCGAACAATTTGCCGGTGCAGGGCCGCTACACCTTTGCCTCTGGCGGGCTCAACCTGCCAGAGTCCACCTGCAGCATCGAGCACGACCCTCATGCCGCCGCCGGCTATGCCTCTCAGTTTGCTCAAGGCCTGACCACCAACAACCTGTACCACCGTACGCAAGTGGCGGGGACATGGGGTGCATGGGAGACTTTGGTAAAAGGTGGGGCCAACAGCAACATCACGTCGCTCTCTGGACTGACCACTGCGCTCAGCATTGCCCAGGGCGGGACGGGAAACAGTACCGGTACAGCTGCCAAACTGACGCCGTCGGCAATTGTGGGGACGGTTGCTCAGTCGGGTGGGACTCCCACTGGTGCCATTATTGAAACGCTCACCAACGCCAATGGAACTTACACGAAGCTCGCCGACGGCACTCTGATCTGCCAAGGGCCAATGCCGGACTTTGCCGTGGCCGCTGGCTCAGTCGCTACGGTTTCATCGCCTGCTACCTTTCCCGCGTTGTTCATCAATACGAATTACTACTTTGAGTGCAATGGCTCGCCGAACGCGAGCAACGACATGTATGGTTTCACACGGGTGAACAGCAAAGCCGTGCACAGTGCCACGGCAATTTTCAGAAACGGTTCGGTGGCGCAGACGGTTGCTAACTGTCGGTATGTCGCAATTGGGAGGTGGTTCTGATGCGCATTAATCTTTCCCCGCAGAGTCGGGATTTCGGAATTGAAGTCGTTCGCTCAGGCGAAACACTTACAATCAATGGCGAGGCCTTCGATTTTTCACCGATGGCTGACGGCGACACGCTGCCGGCTGCCGCCATTGACTCAATATGGTTCGCCGGGCCGGTCGAGAAACGCGACGGAGAACTTGAACTGACATTGTTCCTGCCTCTTCCGGCGAACTTCAGCCCGGAGCAGGCTTTTCCACAGCCGCTGTTGAGCGTGCCGGACGGCATCGTCATTTTCCCTGCACCGCTACCGCCAGAAGTCGAAGAAACCGTAAGCAAGGAGGGCGTATGAATATCGACTGGAGCCAGCTGATTACGAAAGCAATGAAGGACGCTGCTGCCCAGGCTGAACAACTTGCCACGGCGAAGACAGAGCTTTCAGCCCGGAATGCCAGTGCCGTTACTCAGATTGGGCGAATTCAGGACCGTGTGGACACTATCGGTTTTGGCATCGATATCGGCGAAGCGACCGAGGAAGATGAGGCAGAGCAAGCCGCACTACTGATCAATCTCAAAGCCTGGAAGACCTACAAGTTCGCGCTCGGCAAGGTCACAACTCAGGCGACCTGGTACGCCGCGCCCGTGTGGCCCGTTGAGCCAATTGTGCCCGTAATCATTGCTGCGCCAGAGGCTCGTTCCATCGACCTGATGTGACGCGTTACAGCACCCCAAAGCACCCGCCATCGAGCGGGATTTTTTTTGCCCGGAGAAAAGTATGACCGTCACCGAAAAGGATCGAGACATCCTCGCGCGCACCCTGTGGGGCGAGGCGCGCGGCGAAGACTTCATCGGCCAGATAGCCGTGGCCTGGACGATCCGCAACCGGGTGTTCGACGGCAAGACCAAGTCATGGTGGGGCGAGGGCTACGCTGGTGTGTGCCTGAAGCCGTGGCAGTTCAGCTGCTGGAACAAGAACGATCCGAACTTCGCCTACCTGTCCGGCGCGAAGACGATCCCGTTCCGCGAGCTGGCTCAAGCGCGCATCGCCGCTGACCAGGTCATCGATGGCAAGGTGCCGGATCCCACCGGCGGCGCCACGCATTATTACGCGATCGCCATGAAGAAGGCGCCGGGCTGGGCGGCGAAGGCCACGCAGACATTGAAGCTCGGCGGGCACGTCTTCTTCAAGAACGTGCCGTAAGCGCGATCCAGCGCGAGCTCAGATGATTGTCTTGGGTCGCGTGGTGAGGCCGTCCAATATCCCGCGCAGTCGCTCAACCTCGCGCTGACTTCCGCTGGCCGAGATCTTCAAGTCGTACAGCTCTTTGCGAACCTCGGCCAACTGAGCGGAGCGCTCGCGAAGATTTCTCATTGCCTCGTCGCGCTCCTTTGAAACCTCGGCGTGCATCTGCACCAAGCCGAAGATGTCCTGCCGGGCTTTGCGCAGTTGCAAGGTCAGCTCCTGGACTTCGTTCTCGGTCATGCGCAGGAACTGGCGGCAGGTTTCCAGCTCAGTCGGTGAGCCCAGCCAGTCGCTGGTGTCTTCGATTTCGTACGGTTCCACGGGGCGATGCCTTTTCGAATACTGTTTGGATGTACAGTAATCGAGTGGAGCGGGTTCGGGCGAGGGTGAGGCGACGAGCAGTAGATTTTTGGGTTGTTGTTCGATCGGCAGGACGCCGCAGGTGGGATTTTTCCTATGGATATCTTCCCCAAAACGCAACCGTTTGGACCAATGTTTATTGGGTTTAGAAGAGTCGAAAAGGATGGTGCTTTTAGGGGCTTGTTTGAGGCTTAAGGCCTTGATTCAAAAGGCCTTTAGCGTTTGTTATGCGGCATCACAGGCTTTGATGCCGAAAAGGTGCAACGTTTTACTTGAAACGGTCAAGGAATTGCCCCCTTTACAGGTGCTGGAAAAAAATGGTGACGGATTATGCCATGACCGGGCGGTTTCCACGCAAAACCCGAAAAAGCTGCCATTTGGGCAATTCGCATGAAACGCAAAACCTGTGGGAGCCGAGCTTGCTCGCGATAGCGGTGGATCAATCAACCTCGAGCGTGACTGTCACACCGCCATCGCCAGCCAGCTCAGCTCCCACAACCGCAAGTCTAAGCGGCTAATATGGCACTTCAATGCTGTCGAATACCTGGGAAAACGCTTTATGCAAACTGCCTACACCGTCCTGATCCTGTTAATGCTGGTCGGCGTTTCGCGCCTGATCGGACGGGTGATTCCTCTGCCGCTGCCGCTGGTGCAAATTGCTGCCGGCGCCTTGTTGGCCTGGCCGACGCTGGGGTTGCACGTAGCGCTGGACCCCGAGCTGTTCCTGTTTCTTTTCCTGCCACCGCTGCTGTTTTCCGACGGCTGGCGCATGCCCAAACGGGAGCTGTGGCGCCTGCGCGGGCCGATCCTGACCCTCGCTGTAGGGTTGGTCCTGTTCACCGTGGTCGGCGCCGGGTATTTCATTCATTGGCTGATTCCGACGATTCCTCTGCCGGTGGCTTTTGCCTTGGCGGCCGTACTGTCGCCGACCGACGCCGTGGCAGTCTCGGCGATTTCCCAGAACCGCCTGCCGACGCCGCTGATGCACATGTTGCAAGGCGAGGCGCTGATGAACGACGCCTCGGGCCTGGTGACCTTCAAATTTGCTTTGGCCGCCGCCGTCACCGGCGTGTTCTCGCTGGCCAATGCGAGCCTGACATTTGTCCTGGTCGCGGTGGGTGGCCTGGCCATCGGCGTGGCGCTGAGCTGGCTGGTCGGGCGTTTGCGCTCGTGGATGGTCGCCCGAGGCTGGGACGATCCGGCGACCCATGTGGTGTTCATGTTGCTGCTGCCGTTCGCCGCCTATGTGCTGGCCGAACGCCTTGGTGCTTCGGGGATTCTGTCGGCGGTCGCCGCCGGGATGATGCAAAGCTGGCTCGATCTGCTGCCGCGCCAGACCAGCACCCGGTTGCTCAATCGCAGTGTCTGGTCGTTGCTGGAATTCGCCTTCAACGGCCTGATCTTCCTGCTGCTGGGCTTGCAACTGCCGGACATCATCAAAGCCGTGGCCAGCCACGAAACCTCGTTGTGGCCGACCTTGTTCTACCGCTGCCTCGACGTGGTGGCGATTTTCATGGTGTTGCTGGTGTTGCGGTTCATCTGGGTGCAAAGCATCTGGCGTCTGTCCGGGATGCTGCGACGTTGGCGTGGTAAAGGCGAGCTGACGCCGGTGCCGACGGCGCGCTCCTGCTGGTTGTTGACGGTCGGCGGCGTGCGCGGGGCGGTGACGTTGGCCGGTGTGCTGTCGGTGCCGTTGCTGATGGGCGGCGACGCGTTTCCCGAGCGCGACTTGCTGATTTTCATCGCTGCTGGGGTGATCCTGCTGTCGTTGGTCGCGGCGTGCATTGCTTTGCCGATGTTGCTGCGCGGCATCGAGAAAAGTCCTGACGACAAACGCCGCAATGAAGTGCGCGACGCGTGGCGCAAAACCGCGGAAGCGGCAATTCATGCGCTGGAAGTCGAGGAGGCCAAGCCTGCCGACGCGGCGCAAGCGGCGCTGGCGGCGGAACTCAAGGCGCGGCTCATGTCCGAATATCGCCATCAACTTGAGGTGTTCAACGATTCCGCCGAAGCGCAGGCGCTCGCGTTCGAAATGGATCTGCTGGAGCGGCGCTTGCGTTTGAAGGCGCTGCGCGCGCAACGCCTGGAGTTGTACAAGTTGAGTCGTCATCACCAGATCGGTGATGACGTGCTGCGCGAAGTCTTGGGCGAGTTGGACATGAGTGAGGCGAACCTCGGCCAGGTCAAATAA